AAAATTTGCCATTTCGAGATCAATTGATTTCAAATATACAAAAACCAAGCACCGAAAAACAAAGAACTGATCTTGCGGTATATTTGTTAGAATTTTCAAAACGTAGAAACCTGGATCTAGGTATTTTTCCTGACAGCATGTTAAAATGGTTAAACTTGAAAGATAATCGTGTGGTATAGTCGCGTCACTGCCGATCTTGGTGCCATCCCTGACTTCATAGCCTATTACGAGCATGAACTCTCAGAAGCCAAAAAGGAGTGTCGCATCGGAGGCTACGTTGAGATCAACATCAAAGAACTGCCAGGCATCACTGAACATCGTTTTAACCAACTGCAGGAAGTTGAAGCCATACTCAACTATTTGAACATACAGTTGCGACGCATCCGACGCAAGCATTTCCAGAAATACTTGGAAAACTATGCCCGAGCACTCACTGCCAGAGATGCTGAAAAATATGTGGATGGCGAAGATGAGGTCATAGACTTTGAAACCATCATCAACGAAGTGGCCCTGTTGCGTAACCGTTGGCTGGGTATCATGAAAGGTCTGGATACCAAGCAATGGCAGATGGGCCATATCGTGAGATTACGCACAGCGGGCATGGAAGATATCCAGGTATGATGTCTACTGTATTCGCTAGCCCCGAAGCCAGTCATGTACACAGCCGGCAGACCCTGGAAACTTTCTATGAATTTGACGATTTCATGGAAAGCATCGGCACCTTGGCAGACATGGGCTGCGGCACAGGCCTGGATCTTGAATGGTGGGCCACACGTACCACCAGAGATGAAACACCCCGGCCTTTGAACATACGTTGTACCGGCATAGATCAACCAGCATCTTTGCCCATGGCACATCGCTACAAAAACATACAATACCAACCACAGGACTTTGAAAAACCCATCATCATACACAAGCGTCGCTATGACATGATATGGTGCCACGATGCGTTCCAATATGTGATTGATCCTTTCACTACTTTACGGCAGTGGCGTGATGTGATTTCTGACTCGGGCATGTTGGTGTTGATCCTGCCCCAGACCACCAACATGGAATGGAACTCACAGGCTTTTGACCAGCGAGATGGCTGCTACTGGCACTGGACCATGACCAATCTCATACATGTGTTGGCTGTGTCGGGATGGAATTGTGCCGGTGGATTTTTCCGCAAAAATCCCGAAGATCCCTGGTTGCACGCCGCGGTATACAAAGGCCAGCAGGCACCCCTGGATCCACGTACTACCAGTTGGTATGATCTAGCGGATCAAGGATTGCTACCGGAATCTGCCGCGGCCAGTGTGCGTAGGTATGGATATCTACGCCAGCGAGATCTAGTGCTGCCTTGGTTGGATCGCAGCCTACAAAGTTTCGCAAAACACTGACGATTATCTGGACTAACTACTATTATACAAAGTACAGGATCAATCGCAATGAAAGTAGGAATCGTAGGATATGGCTGGGTGGGCCGAGTTGCTCATTTGTTGTTCCCCGACGCAGCCATTCATGATATTAATATAGAGCAGTATCAGGATCCTCTGCCTGAATGTGACATAGTGTTCTTGGCCGTTCCCACCCCCTGGGACGGTGAACACTTGGATTGCTCCGCGGTAGAAGCGGCCATCGCTGCTTGTTCATCATCCTTGATAGTGATACGATCTGCCACGCAGCCGGGCTTTGCTGATGCCATGGCTGAGAAGTACAACAAACGCATCGTGGTTCAGCCCGAATATCTGGGCGAATCTCCCAATCATCCCATGCTGGCCATGAAAGAACGACAGTTCATGATCCTGGGCGGAGATGCCCAAGACCGCAGGCAGGTCATAGACTGCTATGCCACTGTGTACAATGCCAACGTCACCATCAGGCAAGTGACCAATCTCGAAGCAGAAATCATCAAACTCACAGAAAATCGTGCCATTTTCTGGAAGGTACTACAGTGCCAAGAACTCTACGATGCCTGCGAAGCCGCCGGTGTGGATTACTACACCATAAGAGATGCTGTGTATGGAGATGACCCCAGGATGAATCTCTGGTGGACATTTGTATATCCCGAACATCGCGGTGCCAATTCCAAGTGCATACCCAAAGATGTGTATGCCTGGGCCGCCTGGGCAGAAAGTGTGGGGTTAGATCCAGAGGCTACAAAATTATTATTAGACTACAATAAAAAACTCACAGAGTCTAACCTAGTGGTAGAGCAAAAAAAGTTTGAACTGATGCCATTGCAAGGAGATCGTCCAGTTGGTCAGCATGTGATTTATGTTTCTTGTGACACAAACTACTACTATCGGATGGTTGTGCCGTTGATCAACAGCATTATAAAACAAATCGACTGGATTCATGTGCATGTACATCTGATTTGTTATGATCGGCCTATTATGGATTGTTATGATCATGATCGAGTCTCATTCAGTTACGAAATTATTAGCAAAGATTTTATATCAAATATCAAATTGAATACACATCCTGATCGAATGTATCGCAACACACAAATTTTAAAAACATCCGATGACTATGTTATCAAAGAAAAAATTTATTATTCTTGTGCTAGATTTATGAGAATGCAGGATCTATTTGAGCCCGAGCAGTTTGTGTTACAAATCGATGCAGACACAATACTGTGTAGACCATTTGGCAAGGAAGATTTTGAATCAGTCACAGTTGTACCTCGAGGCATGCGCAAGCCAAAAGATTCTGACACACTGATTGCCAGTTGTATTGGATTGGGAACTGGCACAGCAGGACAAGAACTACGGCAAAAATTTGCACGCCGTTTGATAGAAACATTCGAAGAGGGTGCATTTTGGTACATGGACCAATGGATATTGAAAGAAATTTTTGCCAACATTGAATTCGAAAGCATTGATATAAATTGGTGCAGTTGGGGAGAAAAACGGTTGATGTATTTTTTTACGGGCAAAGGCGATCTTAAAAACCAAGCGGAATTTGTCAACCGGCTCGAACAATGGCGGGATTAGCTGGATACATCATAAGGCTATCCGGTCACGACCACAGCCGGATCTGGAGCCAGCACGCCCATGACACTGCACACAGCCACGGATGGTTAACCAAATTTTTCGAAGGCATAGATGGACGACGGCAGACTCTGAATGACCTTGGCATCCAGATATATCCGCATCACAAAAAATGCGTGAAATACATGCAACGACCGGGCACCCAGGGCTGCTTTTTAAGCCATTGGTCTTTGTGGAATCTGTGCCGAGATCAAGATCAGCCCATGATGATTTTTGAGCACGATGTCGAATTCCTTGCACCTCCACCGGAAGAATGCTTGTTGCAAGACATCTTGAAATTTGAAGGTTTCCGTCCCAGCAAACCCATACCTGCCGGGCAATGGTGGGAAGGAGCCAGGGCTTATGCCATCACTCCCAGTGGAGCTGACAAGATATTGCGCTGGGTGGATGCCCATGGTGCCATGCCTGCGGATTGGATGCTGTGTGATGGCATAGTCGATGTCAAGTTTGATCTGGATCGCAGAGTGGTAGTGCGGCAGCATGAATTCAGTTTCACGAGAGATCTACTGTGAACAAAAAGATGATATATCAGGTCTATGTTGGACGACCCAGCGCCTTGTATGATCATTGCGTGTTAACTGTGGCCGATTATTGCCGGCGGCACGGCATAACGCATATAGTACAGCGTGAACCTATATTGAAAATCTGTCCAGACATGGTCAGGAGCGGCCGCAGCGCCGAGGCAGTCAGTAGGTTGGGCTATCTACCTATATTTGAAAAAGAAAATGCATTTGCCTATCTGGACCAATATGACCAGATAGCCATTGTCGACAGCGACATCCTGATCCGAGACTCGGCTCCTGACATATTTGATCATCTGCCTGAAGATTATGCCTTTGGTGCCGTGGCCGAGCGGGATCTGCCTTGCACTGCCAAGCATGCATCCAAGATAACCAAGTATAGCCGGGCCGCGTTTGGAGGCCTGTCGGATGTAGATTGGCTGTGGAATACCACTGGCGCAGAATTTTACAACATGGGCATGATGGTCATCAACACTGCCTTGTTCGCTCCCTATCTAAGGTCACAGACTCCCAAAGAGTTCTTGGCTCGGCCAGAATTCCAAGATTTCATCGATGGCATAGGTTACTTCCGCTGGAGCACAGATCAGATGCTGTTAAACTGGTGGATCAAAAAGACCGGCATGCCACGCAAGAACATGGACTGGAGGTGGAACGCACTCTACAAGGCCGTTGCCGATGATCACTTGCCTCAAGCTCATTTTGTGCATTTTTTCCTCAAGGATCTCTTGCCCAACCGGGGCGAAAATGTCCCCCAACTCATGAAAATCATAGGCCAGCATCAAGGCTAAATATACCTATATAAAGAAAAGGAATCACATGGGCGGCAACGACAAATACATGCGGAAATACTATCCTGATGCACTACCTACCAAGGTACAAGGCAAAGTCATAACTGAAATGCGAGAAGTGGCAGCATCCACTCCACCGGGATGTTTCATGGAAGTAGGCGTGTACCAAGGTGGCACTGCCTGGCATTTGTGCGAGATAGCCAAGAAACAAAATCGGCAGTTGTTCCTGTATGATACTTTTGAAGGCATTCCGTTCAAGGATGACATAGATCATCACAAGGTCGGCGACTTCAGCGATACAGATTATGAAACAGTGCGCTCGCAGTTGCCCTATGCCACTGTGATCAAAGGCATATTCCCCGACAGCGCAGTGCCCATGGGACCCATAGCATTCGCGCACATCGACTGTGATCAATATCGTGCTATCAAAAACAGCGTGGAGCATGTGTTGCCCATGATGGTACCAGGGGGTATAATCTGGTTTGACGATGTGGTGGATTGGATACCTGGAACCATGCAGGCCATAAAAGAAATGTTTGGTGATCAATATGTGGTCAGCGCCACTAAAAAAGTCTATGTCAGGATAACTGGCCAATGAAGGTCTATCAGTACAAGAATCATGAAGAATATGTGGCTGCACAAGTAGAGGCCAATGTCCGCAAGATAAAGAATGTCTGGGTTGATAGGCGTACTATAGAAATCATATCAGCCAAGCACGATTCAGTGACCAAGATACTTTGCCACGGTACTAGGAACGCCAAAGAACAAAAATACTTTCAGGAATTTTTTCCTACAGCGGAAATACTGGGCACAGAGATAAGCCCCACTGC